TGAAATAATATATAATTCAGCGACTATGAAACGGATATTTTTGACATTTGTAATTGCTTGTTGCTCATTAATGGCATGGGCGCAATCAGAGCATCTTACCTTTAAGGGTGTCCCAATTGATGGTACATTAACTGAGTTCGTGACCAAAATGAAAACAGCTGGTTTTACCCATCTTGGAACGCAAGATGGCATGGCTGCGCTCCAAGGTGATTTTGCTGGATACAAGAACTGTATGGTAGGTGTCTATACAATAAAACCACTCAATGTCGTGAGCATGATTGGAGTAATGTTTAATGTGCGAGAGACATGGTCTGACTTAGAGGGAGATTATGATTTCTTTAAGGCTATGCTTACGGAAAAATATGGTGAGCCTGCAGTCGTTGTAGAAGAGTTTGAAAGACCCACAAGGGATAACAATGCAAAAATCCATGAATTACGAATGGATAGGTGTACATGGGCTTCTGCATTCCACACAGATAAAGGTGAGATTGAATTGTCTATTGAATATAATAACTTCGAGTGTAGGGTGATTCTGCGTTATAGAGATAAGATAAATACAGAGCGAGTTAAGAAACAAGCAATGGAAGATTTATAATAAGATAGGGGTCGCTTTGGGCGACCCCTTGTGGTATCATTGACTGTGAGGAGCAAGATTGAAGTGAGAAAGAGAGCCTATGAGTCGTCTCTCCCGACGACGATGAATTCGTCTTCCTCTGGGATTACAGCGAGACCGCCCCATGTGCCATGAAGTTGTCCGATGCCGTCAATGAGTTCCACTTTCCCTGTCTTTCCGTCATAACGGTTGTCCTCACCCTTGAGGTGGATAATCTTGATAGTGTCGCCTACCTTTGCTTTTGTTCCCATATCCTATTTCAAATATTTTAGAAAGTTCCTGTATTCATCAAGGGTCAGATTTTTTGCCTTGACCCATATGGCATTGTTTCGTATTTTCCAACTGAAGCGTCTGCTGCCAAAGGTGTCGGCTGCATCATCACAGACCTGTCTGTTGTAGGGCGTGTCCCGAAGATTCTGAAGCTCGAAGTCCATATCTATTCCTCCGATTCTTTAAGGAGTGCCAGTTCCTGCTCTTCGCATCGTTTGAGAAACTGCACGAACTGTCGGCACATTTCTATTTTGGTGTTGAGGATTCTGACAGGCTCTCCGTATTGTCCGGCATTCAGAAGCTGGTTTCGCTGCTGTTCGTAACCGTACTTCTCATCCTCCCAATTTTCAATCATAAGGTCGTACATCATGGTCTCAGATATTAAGTGGGTTTTCAAGTTTAGCCTCTAAGTTGTTGTACTCAGTTCGGAGTTCTTTGCAGCGGTCTGCGTACCCAAAGAGGGTATTCTTGAGCCAAGTGAGAAACTCAATGTTTGAGTAGAATTTTCCGATGCCGATGTAGAAGTTTGCGAAGGAGCCTGTGAGTTCTTCCGGAAGTAGGTCGTGACCACCGCAAGTCCCTACATTGAGTTCGAAGCGTTCCTTGTAGCTGTCGTATCCGCAAATCCTTCTTTCGTAGTAGAGGTCTGCTCTTTGTCCGAAGATAAGTTCATTTGGCTTTTCGGGGTCAGTGATTCCTATTTCCATACTGCTGTCCGAGAGTGAGAAAACTCTCCATCCTGCTCCGATGCACCTGTTAAGTTCAGCATTGATAGTGCTGATGACCTGTTCCTTTGTCTCGTGGAAGAGGGCTTCGGTCTGCTCCATCTTGGCTTCTGTTTCAGCTTTTACTGCTGCTCCCTCCGGTGTAAGGTAGTAGTCTTCGGTTGCATCCTTGACAGTCTTGTTCTTCTTTGCTATTGTCAGCAGTTCTCCGAGCTGCTCAATTCTTGCCCTAAGTTCGTATTCTTTCCAGCGTTTTGCCTCTTCCTTGAACTTCCAAGTGTGAACAAGTGCCTCAAGGTCTTCCTGCTCCTTGCCTTTCACCTCTGCGATAAGATTGCGGATGGCATAAACTTCTTTCAAAAGTGTCTCTTTGCGTGTCATAATCCTTGCTCTAATTTGTTAGTATTCAACCGTTTATTGTACTGCAAACATAACATCACTATTTGGGACACGCAAGTTAATTCGAGAGAATTAACGCATTTATATTCAATAGTTTATGTGCTTTATTCCGGCTTTGGATAGTTGGTTACAATCCACTCTTCCTGTCTGCGCCTTGACACCTTGGATGCTGTGATTGTGCGTTCAATACGGTGGATATACCAGCCATGTTGCTCTACGAACTTCTCGATGAGAGGATGAGGGAACATCGTGAGCATGAACTTGCCTTTGACCTTGGAGAGGGTCTCAAGAAGATGCTGGAAATCTTCATCGTTGAAAGAGCCGTTATAGTGTCCGCAGTCAGTTCCGACATACGGTGGGTCAACGAAATGAAAGGCATCTTCACAGTCATATCGCTGAATCACATGAGTACCGTTTTCGCATTCAATGGTAACATGGTCAAGCCTGCCACACAACTCTTCCGTAAACTGCTCCTTGGCATTGCGTAATTTCTGTGTGGTCGTTCCGGTGCGGTCATAGCCGAATGTCCCATCAATCATAGAAGCGAATCCCAGCTTGGTGCAAATCCATACAGCCCACGCACGCTCAATAGGACTGAAGAACGAAGGATGCTCATAGATATGCCTAGCATGTGCATGTTCTTCGCGAGAATGCAAGGAGGCATCAATCAGTTTCTTGAGTTCGGGATAGTTGTTTTTGGCGACCTTATAGAAATTGACCAGCTCAGTGTTGATGTCGTTTATTACCTCGCATCCGGCAGGCTCTTTGGCAAAAAGGACAGCGCACCCTCCGCAGAAGGCTTCTGTATAAAGTTTATGTTGTGGAATCAGCGGAAGTATATGTTTCAGCAGAGTCTGCTTTCCGCCATAATAGGATATGGGTGTTTTCATTATCGTATTCTGATTTTTATGACAATTATCAAGATGCATAGCAGCATGAGCAGCAGAACAATATACCGGATTACCCTTACAGAGGATGGGGCTGACTCTTCTGTTTCGGATTCAACCTCTTTGTCAAAGTGAGTGGCAGTATCCTTTAAAGTAATACTATCTCTTTGAGCAGAGGACTGCATCTCTGTGCGTATCTCGGTTTGTGTGATGCTTTTTATTGGCTGTGGTATAGAGGAGGTGACCTCGCTTGGAATCGGCACAGCCACCTTTGATGCTTCGATATAGACTGTATCATATACCGGATAATATTCAATGACGGTCTGCGTAACTACTTGATTGACAACCTGAGTTATGGTGTCTTTGACCATAATGACGGATTTGTCAATCGCTGTGGAATCCACTTGCTCGGTGGTCTGAATGTGTCGCAGGGGCGAGCAGCCAGCCACTACAAGGAAGCAGATAAACAGAGTTATGAGTTCTGTAAGTTGACGCATTGCATTATTTTATTTACTCGTTCTTTTCTTTCCTCAATGGTGAGGTCTCTTTTCGGTGATGGGGATTTCTTGTCCCAAGGCATAGGGAACATATCTTCTAGCGGTTTGCGGTCTTTACGGTCAAGCTGGATGGAGGTAAGCACCCATGTCTGCCATCTTGTCGTTTCCCAACTGTGGATTATCCTATCTTTTTCCAGCTTCATCCATCCTGCCCATGCATAGATGAATTCAGCCGGAGTAAGAGTTTCAAAGTCGGAGGGTGACATTCCCATCTGTCCTACTCCGATAGCAAACCACCTTTCGTAAGTTATCTCCGAGGCAGCGGAACTTTCGGCATCGGAGCCTATCCGTTTGGGTCAATGTCTCCCAACTTCTGCGTAAGGGCATCAATGCTCTCTCGGAAGATATCCGCGACATCAAGGACGAGGCGCGGATTCTCATCGAAGAAGTCCCACACATCATCTTCCGTATATCTTTCCTTCAGTCCCTGCTGCCTTGCACCCTCGTTAAGTCCAAGGGCAGTGATGCCAGCGAGGGATTCAAAGGTCGAGATTGCGTCAGTTGTTGTGATTGTCGTGGAGAAGTCTTTGCCCGTACGCTTGGCAAAGTCATTTATGGCTTTGAGACCAAAATGAATCGGGCAGACATTGCCTCTGATTGTAATTTCTCTCATGTGTTTCTCGTATTATTAGTTAGGATTTTCTGCTTTGAGGTCACCGCTTCCGGTGAGCGAATAAGAGTAGGTAGCATTGTCTCCGGCTGGAGTTGACAGCGAGAATGAGGTAATGTACGCCTCTCCTTTGTAGGTCTTTGTCAGACCTTTCAGTGGAGAACGCAATACTGCAGTAACTTTCTTTTTGGCTAGAACAAATGCCAGCACATCTTCTGCAGTGTGGGAATCAGCAAGATTCGGGTCGATGACCACGAGTCCGTCACCGTCAACACTCCATGATATGTCTCCAGCGCATTTTTCCTTGCCGTTAGTATCCTTGGTACGGAGGTCTTTCAGCTCCAAGTCCACCTTCAAAGAGTGGGTTGTGGCGTGTAATGTCGGTTGGTTGTCGATGACAAGGATAATATCTTCTCCTTGAATGACTTGTTTTTCAGCTTCAGCCATGTTGTCGTCAGTTTATAGAATTTTAAATGTCAGTGTAATACAGTGTAGGTCATAGTCTGCGAAGTAGTCGGTCTGTGATGAGCGGTACTGACATCTTACGGACTTGATGATGCGGTTGTCTAATGCCTTGATGACCTTTCGCTTGAGGGATTCCGCGCCAGCAAACCGCTGGTCATAGACGGCAATCTCGAAGGTCGTCTCGTATCCGGCAATTCCGGAAAGAGTCCGCAGTGGCTTCTCCTCCGGAATGGAGAATGTCGCAAATGGGGCAGGTGTTTTAGCATCCACTGCACCAGCCTGCACTTTCTCCTTCAATTCCGGAATGTAGTCGGTTAAAAGGGTCAGAAGAGTACTCTTAAAGTCCATTATTCAATCTTTTTGAAGTTCTTGTTCACGAATTTTTCGACTGCATTTCCGAGGTTGTCTCCGAACTCTACAACTATGCGTTCAGATGTCTGAGCGTAGGCTTTTTCAAGATATGGGGTAGGCTTGATGCCTTTTACACTGCTGGCATAGACCTTTTCTCCATCTTTGCCGATGAATACCATGATGCGTCCTTTTTTACGAGGGGTGCGAGGGGCTTTCGTACCTTCGTGGATGAATTTCCCATAGTATTCGTTTATTGCCTTCTTCTTTTTGGAACGCGAGAACACAGATTTCACAGCAACATCCACTTCGCTTTTCGGAGCAGTTCTGTCTCGGAATCTGACAATCTTCAGCTGCTTCTTCAAGGCTCCACTTCTGACGGGAACATTCTGCTTGGCTGCATCAAGTGCAGGCTTGGCACTGAGGCGGAGGGCTGCTAGCAGCATCTTCTTCTGCATGTTGTTTGGCAACTCATCAAGAATTGCCTTGGCTTCTTTATAACCGTTAACCTTGATTGTCAGCATCGCTTTTCGTGACCTTTATGTGCAGTCTCCATCTGCGTCCTTCTTCATGAACAGATATAATCCGGTGTATCCTGTCATATTCCTTTATCACCATCCCAGCCTCTATTCCTGCTCTCCAGCGGACAGTATAGACAATTTCATTCTCATGAACAATTCGTCCGGCATACAGGTTTTCGCGTCCTCCTGCTTCTGTCCTACAGGCACAGCATGTGGCAATATGCACCAACTCGTCAGTCCTGTCGTTGTACTCATCTCGCATTTCTTTGTATGCAAGGATTTCTATCCTATGGTCAAACATTGTCGTCAGATGAACTATAAGGGTGGATTCTCCAAGGTTGCAGCAGTTTCTCGGCTGTCAATGGGATTTGAGTGGCAGAGCGTCCTATGAGAGTATCACTTTCGTTATCAAATAGAGTCCCTAGTATCAGCAGAATGGCACTTTTGATGGCTGGTGGCAGGCTCTGGGCATCGAAATCAACCACCAAATCCCGATTGGTAAAGTCCGAAGCAATACCAAACGCCATCTGCAGGTACTCCGCCACAAGAGAGTCGAATGAACTGTCATCTCCGAGGCGCAGATGCTGCTTTGCCAATTCTACTGATACAGGTAACTCTGACATAACAAAATGAAAGACTATGAATACACAGGTGGTTCTTTATGATTTTGCGTGTACAAGTTTCTGTACAGGGTGTGTTCCGGCATCCAGCAGAGTACCGTCCACGCGAGCAAATCCGAAGAGTCCGACAGACAGGTATTCTGCAAGGAGTTCGTTGAGCCTAATCACGCGGAAGTTCTTGACCATGCGAATCTTGTATTTGCTGAGGTCTCCGAATAGTACGGATGCATTCCCTGCTCCGATGTCCGCCATGTCATCATTTATGACATAGTTCTTTCCGAAGAGGGTGGATGGTGCGCCAGTGCGTGTGCCGTCCTGCCAAATGTAGCGTCCGTCATTGTCCTTGATTTTTGCGAGGGCAAAAAGAGTGTTCCTGTTAAACATGAACTTGCCGTTCTTGGCGTAGGCACTGTCCACTCCCTTGATGAGGTCAAGGATGTTGTCAAGTGAAATTGCAGTCGCAGCAGCAGTGGCAGCTGATGCAGAGGCTGCTGTAACAATTCCTTTAGGCTGACCGCTTCCGCTGCCGGTTGTGAGATGCTCATTGATGCCCCTTCCGAAACTCTCTACCAGCAGGTCACTGAGTAATGAATCGAGATTGAAAGCGGAGTCTTGCAGGAGTTCCTGCGAAACCGGAATGATAGGAGTACGATAGGTGAAAGCCTTGAGAGTGACAGAGCCGAATGATGGTGTGCGCTTACTTGACTGAGCATATTCTGCTACAATAGTAGCCTTGGCGGATGTGTCATTGATGGTAGGCATGATGAGGTCACCACCGTTGCTTGTGGTGATGATGCTTCCGGCTTCGAACATACCTCCATAACTTTTCAGAGCCTTCTCAATGCTTGAAGCCAGTGTGGCAGGGATGAGGACTCCGGCAGAAAGTCCCTGCAGGGTGTCTCTGCTTTCAAAGGCTGCTCTCTGTTCTGCCGAGATGCCTTGTGCGCCATGAAGCAGATAGTCGCGGAATGCACTTCTGTATTCTTTTTCA